TTACGCTGACGTAACGAACTCAACTGACGATGGTTATTGTGTTCGTGAAACAGTGGCAAGCGAGGTTAATCCCATTGGTGTTTTTCTCGGATGTTCTTACACCGATCCAACCACCAATCAACCAACTCACTCTCAGTACTATCCTGGCAGTATTACCGCTTCGGATATCAAGGCTGTAGTGAGCATAAACCCAACCACTCTGTATGAAGTACAGGCCGACGGTGCTATTGCCCAAGCAGATCTTGGCAAAACCATCGACATGGTACAGACTTCAGCAGGGTCTACGACTACTGGAAACAGTGGTATTCAAGCAGATCAGTCAACAGCCAATATTACTGGCAAATGTTGGCGGATTGTAGACTTCGTTAATCGTCCAGGTTCTTCAATTGGAGACACCTATACGGATATCGTGGTGATGATGAACCAGACCGAGCACGCCTTATTGGCGGCGGCGATAACCTAGGAGGATAATTAAATGGCGATATCAAGATCCCAACTCCTTAAGGAGCTACTCCCAGGTTTGAACTCGTTGTTCGGCTTAGAGTATAAAAGCTATCCTGAGCAGTGGAGACAGATATTTGAAGTCTCAAACTCTGACAGAAGCTTTGAGGAAGAAGTCAAACTATCTGGCTTCGGAATGGCAGGAACTAAAGATGAAGGTTCTGCGATTGCTTACGATGATGCACAAGAAGCCTATACAAGCCGATACGTCCACGAGACTATCGCAATGGGTTTTAGCCTCACCGAAGAAGCAATTGAAGACAATCTTTATGCTTCATTGTCTGCTAGATACACCAAAGCTCTTGCACGAGCCTTCCAGCACACGAAGGAAGTCAAGGGAGCTGCTGTGCTAAACGAAGCCTTTACAGGTCAAGTTGGCGGAGACGGTGTGAACTTATGTTCTACGGCTCACCCTCTGGTGAACGGTGGAACTAACGGCAACGAACCCGGTTCGGCTGTTGATCTCAACGAAACTTCGTTGGAAGCAGCTGTGATTGCAATTGGAAATTGGACGGACGAAAGAGGCTTGAAAATAGCTGCAAAACCCAAGAAATTGGTTCTTCCATCTGACTTGCAATTTGAAGCAGAGCGTATTCTCAAGTCAACCTTGAGAGTGGGAACTGCTAATAATGATCTGAATGCTATTGCATCCACATCAGCAATCTCAGGAGGTTACATGGTAAATAGCCACCTAACCGACCCAGATGCTTGGTTCGTTTTAACCGACATCCCTGGAGGCCTTCAGCATTTTGTCCGTGCTCCGATGAAAACGTCTATGGACGGAGACTTCGACACTGGCAATACCCGATACAAGGGGCGTGAGAGATATTCATTTGGATACTCTGATCCTCTCGGTATCTACGGTTCACCAGGAGCGTAAGCTTAAAAACTTGATAGGGGAGTGGCTTGACTGTCACTTCCCTTGTTTTTCTATTATTAAGAGGTAAAAAATGGGACTTATAACAGCAACAACAGTTACGGCTGATGGGGTCGCAATTAGCTCTCCTACGAGAGTGAAAAAGATTTATTACATTTACGGTTCTGGTGCAGGAGCAATCGTTCTTAAGGATGGTGGCTCAAGCGGAGAAACCTTACTAACATTAACCATTCCACAAACAGCTGCAGGTGAGGCTTCTGGCTCGATTACAATACCTGAAGGTGGATTGAGGTTTGGAACAAACGTCTACGTTGATGTCACATCTGTTTCATCTGTGACAATCTTTCATGGCTAATATTGTAGATTCAGGTGAGGTCACAGTCAAAATGGTTACAGAGCCAGAAAATATTAATGTAGCCATTGCACGGTTAGAAGAGCGTGTTGCGAACATGCATTCCGATATGAACGAAATGAAAAGCGACATTACAGAACTTAGAGCCACAGCCAACCGTTGGAAGGGTGGTTTCTGGGTTTTAATGGGACTTGGTGGAGTATTAGGTGTTTTAGCAAATTTTCTCATGGGGTGGCTCGGCAAATAAAAGATTTTAACTTTTTGGGGGAGAAGTACAATCGAGCCAATAACAATGGGACTTATGGCACTAGCTGCAGTGAAAAAAGGTATTTCCGTAGGAAAGGACTTATCATCACTTAGCAAGGATCTCGGCAAAATCTGGGATGCCATAGATAACGTAAACGTCAAACATAAAGTAGCTTCAAAGGGCAAAGGCGGAGCTTCAGCTAGAGCATTAGACACATATATACAAACGGTGCAGGCCCGAGACCTCGAAGATCAGCTTAGGCAAGTCGTGATGGCCAGTAGGGGTAATTCCGGATGGAAGGAACTCCAGAAAATCCGTGAGCAAGTTCTGAAAGAGGATCGTGAGGGCAGAGCCGAAGCTTTGAGGAGAAAGAACGATAGGCAGTATTATCTGTCTCTTTTATTGGGAGTAATCCTTATAATTGGTGCGGTGATGGGATTAATTTACTTCGCCATGTACTTACAGGAGACTGTCTAATTAGCGAGAAAGATTTAATATTTATCGCCATTATCTTGTCAGCTTATTTGTGGACTTTCTACTACCCCCCACTCTGGGAGAACAACTAGTTGTGTTGGCGTAGGATAAGGAGACCAACTCTTAGGCACAGAGATCACAAGATGGCAGAAGGAAAAAGAGAAAGCATCCTTTTACGCCACGAGGATAAACAGGAAGATTTTGAACTTAGGGAACAAGCATGGCAACAAGTGGAAGTAAGTCCTTTAATCTGGACATCGATGAAATCGTTGAGGAGGCACATGAACGAGCAGGACTAGGTAGAGCCTACTCTGGTGCAGACTATAGGACGGCTAGAAGAAGTTTAAACCTTTTAAACCAAGAGTTTTCTAATAAGGGTATTAACCTATGGACTATTGAAGAGCAAGTGCTTGCTCTTGGTTCTGGGACAGCGTCCTATACTCTTCCCAGTTATGTCGTATCAATTCTAGATCACTCTATAAGAACTGGGACTGGTACAAGTCAATCAGACCTCAATATATCAAGGATGTCCTTGGGAGAGTGGGCTTCCCTAACAAACAAAAACGCTACAGGACGGCCTACAAAAATATACATAGAAAGACTAGTAGGAGGCCCAAAGATAAACATTTGGCCTATTCCAGATAATACTAATTATTCTCTAGTCTACTACATGGTCAATCAAATGGAAGACGCTTCAAACGGAGGTCAGTATCAGTATGACGCTCCAACAAGGTTTCTACCTGCTATTGTCTCAGGACTAGCTTATCAGATAGCTCTTAAAAACCCCAATACGATGGATCGAGTTCCTATCTTGAAGCAGATTTACGATGAGGATTTTAACTTGGCCGCTCAAGAAGATAGAGACCGTTCTGACTTTAAAATAACACCGGCTATCAGCTAATGTCTTTTGCAAATGGGAAAAAAGCCAACGCTATTTGTGACAGGTGCGGTCTCACTTACAAATACAGTAATCTACATTTTGAGATTGAGAATGGAAAAAGAAACGGCCTAAAAGTTTGCTCGTCGTGCTTAGATCAAGACCATCCGCAAAATAAGCTAGGTAGAGAGAAGGTTGTTGATCCTCAAGCTCTAAAAGACCCAAGACCAGACAAAGCTGAAACAGCTACAGTTAACACAGCATTTAACAACCGATTTCCACATACTGCAGGAGTTACATCCTAATGACAACATACGCAACACTCGTATCAGATATTAAAGCTTTTATGGAGGATGACGGTACAGAATTTACAGCAGCGGTTGACACCTTTATTGACTTAACAGAACTGAAGCTTTCTAGGGAGTTAGTTGTTCCTGCGTTCAGAAAAAGAGCGACAAGTGCTCTATCTACAAATGATGCTTTTCTCACCCTTCCTACAGACCTCGTCGTTCTCGAAAACCTGCATTTGGTTAAGGATTATGTAAGGTCTATTCTCCTACTGAGAAGTGATGAATTTATGATGGAGTTCTGGCCTAATAGGAGATCGACAGGAACACCTAGATACTACGCCTATTTCGACACAAACACGTTGTATGTAGCTCCAACCCCAGGGGAAAATATAAGCGTTGAGATAAGCTACCGAAGACGACTTCCTGGTCTTTCTAGCACTAACACAACTAATTGGCTAAGTGAGAACGCTTATGATTGCCTTCTCTACGGATGCCTAACTGAAGCATCAAGTTTTAACCGAAATGATCAAATGATGCAGAAGTATATGGCCTTGTATCAGGGGGCAGTACAAGCCGTTAATAGGGAAGGTAATATGCGTCTTTCAATCGATAATTTCTACCAAAAAAGCGAGGGATAAACTATGGCTACATCAAATGCCGCAACCAACTATTTGGAGCTTAAGCTACTCCAATACATCTTTGCGAATAACGCAGGGAGTTTTTCGACACCAGGGGCTAGTCTTTATGTCGGATTGGCCACAGCCGTTGCAGATGCAGAGGCAGGGACTTTAACTGAAGCAACCTATACAAACTATGCCCGACAGCAAGTCAATGGTACTAGTTCTGGATGGACAGTTGCAGATTCAAGCGGAACGTGTACAGCCAAAAATGCAGCTAACATAGAATACCCTGCATCTGGAAGCTCAGTCACTGGTCAGACAATCACGCATTGTTTCATTGCGGATGCGGCGACGAGTGGAAACATCCTGTTTATAGGAGCATTAGATGCAAGTAAGACTATTGGCAATCTGGACATCTTCAGAATAAACACGAATAATCTCTCAATCGAGCTTAAGTAATGGCTTTAAAGCTCGGTGACCGCATAAAAGAAAGTACCAGCACTTCTGGGACAGGCACAATATCCCTTGGTGGAGCGGTTGCAGGATTTGCGGCGTTCTCAACTGTCCTCAGTAATACAGACACTTGTTACTATACAATTATAGAAGGTAACAATTGGGAAGTTGGCCTAGGTACATACGCTAGTTCGGGTAATACCCTCGCCCGATCTGTGCTTCAGTCATCTAACTCTGATAATGCCATCACCTTGGGAGGCTCGGCAGAGGTTTTCATTACCATCCCTGCTGATAAAGCTATCGTTCTTGACGCATCTGGAAACCTTGTCCTCTCTGGGGATCTTACTGTTTCTGGGGATGACATCACTCTAGGGACTAACACCTCTGGTCATGTCATGGTTGCGGATGGGACAAATTACAACCCTGTAGCTATCTCTGGTGATGTGTCTATTTCATCAAGTGGTGCAGTTACACTGTCAAACACGGCTATCACCAGTAAAACTGCTTTGGCTTCGGGTCTCGCTGATACGGATGAAATCCTGATATCAGACGGTGGAACAATCAAGAGAACAGATGTGAGCGTTCTCAGGGAAGTGACAGACGCTTCGGCCACGGCATTAGCAATCGCATTAGGATAGAAAATGGCAAACACATTTAAAGTAAAATCAAACGCATCAATGCCTGGTTCGGCAGGAACGCCAGATACGCTCTATACTTGCTCTGGTGCTACAGCCATTATCCTTGGATTGGTTCTTTGCAACGTCCACACCTCACAAGTCACGGTAACCGTTCAGCTAGTGAGCGATACAAACGATACGGAAACCAACGAAACAGTCAAGCTTCTCTCTAGTGTTCCAATTCCTGTTGGAAGTTCGTTAGAGGTTTTATCTGGAAACAAGGTGGTTATGCAAGACACCGATATTATTAAAATAGACTGTTCTGTCGCCTCTAAAATAGACGCAACCTTAAGTATTATGGAGATTACACCTTAATGCCCTACATAGGTAAGGATGCACAGCAAAACATAAAGATTGGCACAATTGAAGATGTCGAGATTACTGGTGATTTGCAGGTGCAAGGTACAACCACGACTATAGATTCGACTACTGTTACGATCAAGGATAAAAACATCCTCTTAGGCAAGGGCTACTCTATTAGTGCAAACGATGGAGCAGGTCTTACTGTCGATAACAGTGGCAGTAATGATGCGTCTATACTCTATGAACACTCAACAACCTCTTGGGATTTTAATAAGCCAGTCAATATTACTGGTAATGTCACTGCAACAGGTACAGTTACAATAGGGCAAAGTAGTACCAATGCTTATACTTCGGCGGATAATCTAATTGTCGGAACTGGCTCTGGTCACAACGGTATGACTATTTTTTCTGGGAATGCAAATCAGGGTACAATATTTTTTGCAGATGCCCTCGGTGGGAATAGTGATGCTTCAACTTATGATGGCTATATCATTTATGATCACACTTCGTCTGAAAGACATTTCAGATTTGGCACAGCAGGTGGAGAACGTGTCAGGATAAAATCAACAGGTGAAGTCGGAATCGGAGATGACTCACCCGACAATAAAATGAACATTAAAGAGAGTGCATTAGCTAGTCGTAGTGCATCCAATGGCAATACAAGTCTCACAATAGAACACGCCACAGATACAGGGATTCAATTCTTCTCAGCAACACAAACTCAGTTACGTTTTGGCGACGCTGCTAGTACAGGTGCAGGATCTATAATCTATACCCACAGTGATAACACTTTAACATTTAACACTAGCGAAGCTGCACGCATAAAGGTAGATGGAGATGGTCGCATAGGAATCGGTGCAACACCTAATACTAATATTCATGCTTCTACTTTCCCTGCCGCTCTATCTCTTGGGGATCAAGGGGTTCTTCTTGGAAGTGCTAGTAGCACTCAGTTAGGACATAATTTTTATTGGAGTGGGTCAGCCTTTAAATATTTAGGTTCAGGCAAAGCCAGTAGAATGTATCAACAAGCTGGAGATATAGTCTTTCAGACTACAGATACTAGTGGGTCAGCAGATGGGGCTTTAACTTTATCTACTGCTTTAACTATAGATAGCTCTCAAGATGCTACTTTTGCTGGTAATGTAGCAATCAATCATGGTTCGAGTGGAAAACTATCAGTCTACGATGGATCAACAGCACTATTTAGGCTTGAAACCCCAGGAATCTTAGCAATAGCTCATTCGTGGGATGGCTCAAACTACACGATTGCTAACAACGATGGCTCTAGTGGACACCCAATTATTTTTGGATCAAAATCTTCAGGTGGTGAAACCATGAGGCTAGGCTCAACTGGAGAAATTCAGATTGGTGGAAC